TGATTAGTTATACGGCTAGAATTACGGTTTGCCTTATATTCAGGATATAAATTTCGTCTTGCGTTTGACCCTCCAATACCATCAAATATTACAACCACTTTAGTTGGATCAGACATGCGTATAGCATAACCGATAGATTTAAGAAATCCTGTTAGGCCACCAATATGGTGACCATCAGGATTTAAATGATTAATCATAGTAAACGACCTCAAAAATGTATTGAGGCCGTCTATGATTAAAATCGAACTTAGTTCTTTGCGAAAGTCTGGTTGTACATTGGAGAGTAATTGTTCATATTTACTCTTCATTTTGTTTATTTAACTTCTACCTCATCGTTGTCTATTTCTATCATCGGAGATATACTTCTACTTTCTTCCCATTCGCTGTTATCTTCTGTAATTTGGATTTCATCTACATTGACGTTAGTTCCAAACCATTCGGATGCATGAGATGCTTTGTATGCTTTCTCTTCATCCTTATCATCAGGAATAAAACCATGAGGGGTTACAATTACAGTTGATGTAGTTGCTACTCCACAATCAGCATGAATTTTATCAATCGATATTTTAGTACGTTTAGCGAATTCTACTTTCTTGCCCTTATGCTGTGCATGGATTTTAGAAGTACCGCTGTTAGTTACATTACCAAATGTAATCACAATTGAAGCATCCCAATACATTGCATTACCACCTTTATTTGTCATACGAGGTTGACTCATAGGAGTTAATGCTGGTTGTACACCTGTTTTATTAATTACAAAGAATGTATTTGTATATGGGTATGTTTCCTTACGAGATATTGGGAACTTCTGATTGATAAAATTACCAAATTGCGTAGCCATAGCTCCTGCATTCCACATTGGATTGTTGTTATTTTGTTTAACACTCATATCGCATGGAATAGATCCTACTGAATCCCAAAGGAATAATAGGTCATATGGTAGTTTACCTTTTGATTGTTCACTGAGGATATCTGCGATGAAGGCAGATACATCTTCAATTGTGTTAAGAGATGATCTATCAACATATAGGAAGAATCCTTTATAATTCACTACTTCACCTGATTCCTCATCTGGAACTGCTTCAAGTTGAAATCCCATTTTTTGAGCATGATCGAAATCCCATTTCATCTCAGTGATGATGAAGACGGGTAGTACACCCATCTTCTGAGCAGCTACTGCTGTCTCAATCATCAATGTGGTTTTTCCAGTATCAGATCCTCCACGGGCAATGGAAACATGTCCCATTGGAATTCCAGGAATGGATAGAGCATCGCCTACAGCAGATGAAAATGGAATCCATCTTTGCTTTTTAAACTTTGATGCTTGATCTAGAAATTTGGATTTCTTAAAGGCATCAATGTCAAAAGACTTTTTAAGTGATTCAGATACTACTGACGTTAAACTGTCTTTACTTTTTGCCATCATTAATCGTTAAATAGGTCATTAAATTTGTCTGCGTTGCTAGTTTTAGCAGCAGGTGTTTCGAGTGAATAAGCTGGTGCTACTGGTTTGTTAATTTCAGTAATAAAATCATCTTCGTCCTCATCTTTTGATGCGATTGGAGCTTCAGTTGCAGCTGGTTCTTCTTCAGGATTTAGCCATTTAGCCAATACGTCTTTAAGTTGATCATAAGAATACTTACGATTAATACCCAAGATGTCTGGTTGTTCTTCGAGCAATTTAGTTACTAAAGCGCCATCTTCTGAGATTGGAGTAGTTTTAGGTTTAATACGAAGATTACACTTAATACCTTTCCTACCAGCAATGGTGTCTTCAACAGCATCAATTGTGAAATCCCTACCATCTGTGATGTCTGTAAAATCACCATAATCATCATCAGCAGCAATGCCGAGAAGTTGATCATGAGTTAATTTACCAAATTCCCACAAACGAGCACCTAAATGCTCTTCACCACGTACGATTACAGCAGCAAAGAAACGTGATTTAGGGGAGATTTTGTTTGCCAATTGCCAATCTTCCTTATCGCCTGATTTGCGAAGTTGTTTTGCAAAATCAGCAATCGGATCGGCTTCATTCCAGTTTGTTAATGACAAGATTGGTCCTTTAGCAAATCCATAATGGAATTGTACTTCACGGATAGGCCATGATTTGTCAAATTTGCTTGGTAGAATACGTACTTGGTACTTACCAGCTTTAGGTTTAAAGAAAATTTTAGTGTAATCAATACGCTCGCGTTGTTGACCACCTTTGTTTTGTGAAGCAGCAAGCTTCTGTTTTGCGATGTTTAAATCCATAACTTATTTATTTTAGAATTAAATATACTAATCCTTATTTAGACCGCCAAACGATCTTAAGCAATAGTCAAACTATAAGTTCCTGTTCCTCTTAAACGGTATGTTGTACCAGTAACAGCAGAGGCAGGAGTAAAAGTTAAAGCAGATGAACCAGGTTGTACTACAACTGAAGCAACATATGAAGATGATACAAAACCCATTGATGCAGATACAACCCATGTTCCTAAAGCATTAGTAGGAGCACTAGCAAATGATCCAGTTGCATTTGGAATAGTTTCCAAAGTAAAATATGATGAATCGCTGGGATTAGTAAATGTAAATGTCTTTAACCCAGATAAGTTTTCACCAATCGATCCAGTACCATAAAGTTGTGCTGCAGTATATGTTGCCATTATTTATTAAGATCTATGATTTTATAAATAGCAGTATCTAAACGGCGCAATTCAGGGCCGTTATTAAGTAATATACAATTTTTATAATCAGACCAATTAACAATAAATCTAGTATCTAATATACCCTCATTTAATGTTCTAATCAATGCATTAAGAGCATTAATTGTATATAATGTATTTGATTCTTTCTTGCGATGAAGCAATATTGTATTAGGTAAGGGGCTGTCGGATGCATTGCCCATATCAATATTGTATGTACACATTAATTCTTTGCTTTGAGGTGACTCAAGAACGAATATTTTGTTATACATTATTGTATATCGGCGATTGATATCGGCAAGAACCGTATCTAATTCGTCTGGGGTAGTAAATGTACAGAATAGCTTGTTCAAATCGAAAAATATATTGTCTGTCATAAATATTTATATTTTAGTTAAACCGTGATATGATGTTCCTTGTTTAATGCTTACAGGATATTCTAGTATATTTATTAGTTCTTGTATTATATTATTATCTTCTTTATTATAATCAAATAAGAAAGCATCATATGTGTATAATACTAGTTTTGTTTTTTTGTCTTTTAAATAATTAAATACTCTTTCAAGTAATTGAACGTTAGTTGATGTTTCTTTACTTTGAACTACATAATTTAATAATTTATGCGGTGTCATTTTATCAAGATCATCACGTATAAATATTTTATTTTCAGTAGTTATAGTTCCACCATATTGCAATGTATCCCATAAATCATCAACATACGCTACTACGTTTTTAAAGAATGGTTTATTTTGATATTCGCTCCACACACCACCATATAATTGTTTAAATGTTAATTCTTTAGCTTCTTGTTGTGATACATCTAATAATTCACCTAGCAATTCATATGTGTTGCGATCTTTAGGAAATTCAAACCCAATCATTTCACCTATTAAACGTGGGTGGTACCCCTGAAAGTCAATTTCAATGAATTTATCATTTTCGGGTTTGTAGCAGTTACGTTCACCATCGTCTTTATTTAATGCGGCGAAATTAATGCTGTTATATGTGTTAGATGGGCGTGAAGTGGTATTATATAAATTATATTGAGAATATATTCTGCTCTTAGATAAATTAAATTCGGGATGTTGTAATTTACCTTTATAATAGTTTATAAAGCAGTCTTTATCTAATTTAATGCCGTTTTTCTCGATTTGATAGAACACTTCAGTTGTTCTGAAATTCTGGAATTGGAATTGTGTATTGGTTAATGTGTATTTTTGTATTATTGGGAGTGATGCTTTGAATATTGCTTCGCATTCTTCATAATGTTTACTAATTGGAATTAGGCAATTTACATTAGCTAAATTAATGTGATTAGTATAATAATAATCAATACAGGGTGAAGATGATAATGCTTCACTTAAATTAATAAATTCCAATAGATAAACATCAAATAATTTATTGGGGTGAGGAAACCAATACATTGCTTCCTTTTTATCTATCACCCATAATTTATTAGTGTTGTTTACTAACCAACCAAATACTTCGGATTGATCTAAACTAAATGATTCATTATGATCTAAACACAACACATATCCTTTCTTTCCATTAATTGGTCTAATATAAATTAGACTCAATGATGTTAATGCAGGATGAAAGTTATTGTTTTTAGGAATAAACTTAATGAAGCAATCCTCAAATAAATTTAATTGTTGTAATTGATCTGATCGCTCTATAATGTAAAACATATTTCATAACCTTTGAATTGAATATAATAAAAGAATTTAGCCTACTAAAAAAGATTTTAATCCAGGCATTTGTTTATCTGCTTGATCTAATATCTTAGATCCAGAAAATATTTCTGTTCCTTTTATAGTTATAGTTTGATAAAAAGGATCTAATAATAATTTTGAATAGGATTCTTTATTTACTTCTCTAATAAGAATAGGAGTAAAATTTAATTTTTTAGCAAAAAATCTTTCTCCAAATCTATTATCAGGAAAATTTGAATTAAAAGATGATGTTGTGGGAGTTTTTTCTGGGATTTTAACTAGTTCTACTGAGGTAGAAAGATAGGTTTTTTCGGTGTAATATTTAGTTTTTACTATACAATAGTATCCTTGATATAGTTTTGAAGTATTTTTTTCTAGAAATTCTCCTCCTAAAGTATATTGGTTTTCTATAATAATATTTTTAGGTACTATACTCATTTTTTATATTTGTTATATATTTGTAAAGTATATGAATATCTATTCCCCCATTCATTTCCAATAAAACTATTAGTATCATATCCTTTAAATCTTTCATAGGAAGCAGCAGCAGCTACAGCTTCAGAAATATTTTTAGCCGATTTTAATTTATCTCCTGCTACTTTTTCAGTAGAATTAAGCTCCTCAGCTATATAGTTAAGTTGAGTTTGTAAAGTATTAAAGTTTTGTTTTGCTTTTAATGTATCTTTTCTATTCCCTAGCCATTGAGCAATTCCATATGCTCCTATAGAATTAGTCATATCTGGTTTAAGGCCTGATTCTTGGAGAAGTCCTCCTACTATAGCGGAAGTTGCTTCTAAACTATACCCTATATTTGTGAAGAAACTTGCAGCAGCTTCTATATTATTAGAATCAAATTTATTTATATTAGTTTCTGCAGAGACTGCTCTTGCACTATCCAAATCTAATCTATTTGGATCTATAGTACGTAATTCTTTAATTGCTTTTCCAAAAAAAGCATTCCAATAAGTTATAGTATTATTTTCTGTAAATTTTTTATCTTGATTATCTAATATAACAGGATAAGCTTCTAATGTTGTTATCCAATCACTATTTTCAATTTTATGATTGAATGATTTTACTAAAAATCCTAAATCAGGACTATTATATCCGCTAGGTAATATATTATCATTTATTCTAAAGATATTTCCTACAATAATACCTCCAATTCCATCCATATCAAAACTTAACATTATAGGTATAATTGCTTTAAATTGATTAGGATTACTTTCTGCTAAGCCATTAAAAAATCCTATTAAATCTCTTAAAGCATTATTGTATTCCCCAGGAGAATAAGAAGTATTTGTATCACTATTATTAAGAAAATCAAAATATTTTAAAAGAGGAACAAAATTTGTAATTAATACACTAGATAAATCCGGTGCTTGTAAATAATCAGAAGCTGATAGTTTTTGTGGTATTAATCTATCTTCAACTCCTCTATTATATGCTACTAAAGTAGAATTATTGTACCCTAACTTTCCAGGGATGGCAGCTTGAGCACTTATAGCAACAATTGTTCCTTGTTCTGGGAATATTTTAGATTCTAATTGGTAATTTCGGATCATTGATTTCAAATTGTGAAGTTCAATTTGGAATATTTTATCTTTATTTTGAGATAAATTATCATCATCCGTAAAGTTAATATCAATTATTCTTCCAATACTATCTTTATCAATATGAACATCAAAATTATTGATATTACCTGTGCAACTTTGAATAGTTTTTAGAATTTCTTTAAAAAAATTAATTAGACTAATAGTATTTTTATTTTGTGTATCTCTTGATTCTATATTAGGACTAGAAGCTAGTTCCATTAAATATTCCAAATCAACATATATATTAGAAATTTCTCCTAATCTACCGGCGTCACCAACAAAATATTTTTTTAATAATTTTAAACCTTCTAAAGCTTCTGCTGCTTTTTTAAAAGAACTTTCTATAATTTTTCCAGTAAAATCATTTTCTAATGATCGAGCATGGATAGTTTTAAAATCTTGAAAATTAAGGCCATCAGTTATGTTTTGAATAATAATAGCTTTATTTTTATCTTCTTTATCTTTAAAATATTCTGTATCTAATTTATCTAAAATAGCTTTTATTTTACTATTAGATTTATCATTTTTATATAATGTAGTGTTAAAATATCCTTTTATTTCTTCATACAATTGATCAGCACTTACTCCCATTAAAGCAAGAATATTAAGGCCTAAAGGTCCCGTTGCATTACCGTTATTTATAGCTGCTTGATTTGTAATATTTCCCCAACTATTACCTCTTGTAGTTCCATCAGAGGTAATATTATAAGTAATTCCTTCTTGTATAGCACTTATAGAACCTTCAATTTGATATCTTAATTTTTGAAAAACTTTAAATAAAGAATTTACTTCAGATCCTATTTTAGTGGAATCACTAATTGTTGCTATAGCTATAAGTAGATTTCTAGTATTTCTAGTATTAAGAAAGGTTCTTATTATTGGGTTTGGTTGAATTATAGAGACTTCATTTGCTATGTCTTTATTTAATTTAACTGCATCATCTATAGATTGGCCAGTAGAAATACTTTTTCCATTTATCCAATAATCTGCTCTAATTAAACATTTAGTAGGATCAGTTGATACTTGAAGAGGATGTGCTAAACAAGTAAGAGTATTATTATATCCAGCATATATTCTATCTTTAGTAGACATTTCAGCAAGCAAAGAGCCATTACTATTACTATTTCTAATTAAAACGTAATCATTTATTAAAGTACATAAACTTTGTAAAGTAATATAATGTCTGTTATTTCCAAAAATTGAGTTAGGTTTTTGTTCGTCAGTTGTTTGCTTAAAAATAAATTCTTTTTTAAATACAAAATATCTTCTATTAATATTATTTGGTGTAATTATATCTAAAGAAGGATATTCATATGAGTTTGCTGAGTCTTTTGCTAGGGCTCCAGCATCGGGCATCTGTTCTATTAATAGTCGCAATTCATAAAATAATCCATTTAGTATACCTTTAGCGTATTGGTCTTGTATTGAGATTGTATCTGCTTTATTTATACTAGAAACAGGAATATCTTCTATTTTAACTCCTGTTTGAAAGCCGTATGTACCTTTTTTTATTATTCCTGGTTCTTGTGGGGAGGTAATATTAATATTGTAAGGGGCATAATTTACTTTAATTGATTCTATTACTTCACCAAATGATATTATAGAGGTAGTGCAATCATAACCTCCATCAGGACGAGCTTTCCAATTATAGTTTTTAACATAACCTAAAATAGCTTCATAATTTCCATTACTGTCTTTAGATAAATCAAATAATTCCTTATTAACTTTTTGAAAGTCAATATTGCCTTTATTTAATATATCATAAAATAAAGGTGATTGTTTACCATATACCCACCCCCATTCTATTAATACTGTATACCCGGGGCGCATGTATAATAATTCAAGATCTTCTAATTGTCTAATATCCCAACATTGAAAACTAACTACAACTTCAATTAAAGAACCATAAGCTGCTTTTGTTGACGTTGATATACTATTAATGCCAGGCATTGGCCTAATACCTCTTAAATAATCTTTACCAGTAGCACTTTTATTACTATATGCGTATTTATCAAACGCTGAGCCTATTCCTGATTTTTGAGAAAAAACATCTTGGGATTCACCTTCAACTGAATTAGTGGTTAATCCTCTTTTTCTTAAAGTTCCTCCTAATAAAACATATTGTTTTGCTAAAGCTCCATTATCTGGTACTCCATTATTAATAATATTAACTCCTGAGGTCATTCGTGCCCATGAGTTTCTTGATGTTTGGTAATTTACTAAATCGCCGCGTTTAATAGGATCACTAAGAAGTTCTTGGCGATTTTTTAATTCGTTTTGTACAAAATCAGGAAAGGTTTGTTTGAATATAGACATAACATTTATCTAGCTTTATTAAATTGATTAAATGATTGTAAAACACTATTTACATCAGTTGGTATTCTTAATTGAGTGCCGGGTATTGGGTATAAAGCTCCTTTAGTAGCATTATTGTTAGCAGCTGCTATTACCCACCATAAAGTAGCATCACCATAATAGGAATAGGCTAAACTATCTAATCTATCACCTACAGTAGTAATAACATACACATCATTCTCTGATAAAGGAATATTTTGATAATATTTGCCTTTATAATAGGGACGATCAGTATATTGTGTTTTTAATATGGTTGCATTCTGGTAGCGATTCATTATTTAAATCTTAAAGGAATTGAAAATGTCTTACCTATAGCCTCTAAAGCATCAGCATCTACTGCTGATGGTATTCCTTCAGGTATATTAGAACTACCTGTTATGTACTGGTTATTTTTTTTATTCATATTTTGGGCAATATGAGATGTAAGATGATCTTTTTTAGATATTTTATTATCTTTGAATGTTTGGGAACCAATAGGTGTAAATGTCATATTTACTTCTACAACATGAGGTAATATTAGTGGTTCAATACCATCATTAGTTGCTAATCCTATTTCCCAAGGTGAATCTTGAGGAACAGTATATGATATGTTGTTTAAAATACCTGCTTGACCATCAATCCAGTTACCTATAGTCATTCTTACCAATGGACCTCTCATTAAATTATTTTCATAATCAGGCATTAAATTACCCATTAAGTAATTTAGTTTTTGATACATTGGTTGCATTTCAACAGCAGATAAAGCTGCTACTTTAAATCCAATTTGTATTTTACGAGTAAATCCACTGTAAATATAAAAACTCTCTCCACGGCCTGCATATTTTATATCATTCCAGGTAGCATCTGTATTATCAGAAAACTGAGTAATATATGCTCTAAATATCATCCAAGTGGCTTTTTCTGGGTTGTCTGTGTTTATTGCTTGGATTCTAAATTTAACCAGATCATTTATTTTTCTAGCTCCTACTCCAGGAATAAAAATATTATCTGTCATTGTTCCAGCGTCTGCTGTAAATAAAGGGGTTAAATTTATTTTATCTTGTTTTCCACTGCCAATTATTTTCTCACGTGTTACTTTATTCCAAGGTATATTTAATTTTATTACTGTATTTCCATCTGTGTAGGTAGGAAATGAAAGAGAATTAGGTAGTAAGGTTTTACCTAGAGTTTCTTTATTAGTTATATCTCCATAAATTCCAAACTGATTTGCTTGTACTCCATTAACATAATTAATATTTTGAGATAATTGTTTAGAATTGATAATTTGTTGATATGTTTGATAAGAAGCATTTTTTATAGAAACTATATTATCAGTACTAGGAGGAATTACAGATTTAATATCCCCATTAGATAAAGAAGAATATCTAACTTGACGCCCTACATTACTATAAGTTGCTTGATCAATATTAGTTGGAGCATTTGTAGGATTGCTAGGATCTAAATTATTATATTTTTGCAGATTTTTTGCTGTAGATACTGCACTAACTGCTCCAAAAAGTCCTCCTAAAGTTCCTCCAAATGGACCTCCTATACCTAAAGCAGAAAATATTGGAGATGATGCTATAGGAGATAAAGCTGAAAAATATTGTTTTGATAATCCTAAAAGACCATTATAATTTATATTTCCAGGATTACCTCCTACTCTTGAATGATTTTGAGGTTGTTGTTTATTCACCCCGTTTGAAGTATAATCAAAACGTCTAATAAATGTTTTACCAACACCATAAACAGATCCAGGACCACCAACATATTCATCTATCATTTGTTGCTGAGGTTTAACAAATAAAGACGCACCAGGTATTAAAGATAGAGCAGTTTGGAGTAAATTTGAGGTTCTAGTGTTTTGTGGGGGTGGGGTTGGGAGTAATTTAGAGGCGTATCTTACAAGCCTATTAGTACTAGTTTTTGGTAACCCAGCACTATTATATTCAGTGTTTAAATTATTATTTTGAGCAATAGCTAAATACTTAGTATTATCATCTTGAACCGGTAATATACCGTGTCTATTAAGATGAATACCTAAGGTATTAACCGGAATCTGTGCTAATGTATTAATACCTAAATTATATATGCGAGTAGGACCTATTCCAACTTTATCGTTAAGAGTATTTAATACATTATCTAAGAAGCCAATACCTGTTTTAACAGCTTTGGATTCTAATTTAGGATTTGCTAATTGTAAACCTACTTGCTTAACGATCCACAATGGACCTTTTGGAAAATCAGTAAGAAATTTCCCTATACGAAATGTATCGACAATTGAAGCATTAGCAGCGCCTACAACTCCACCTCTTACTAAACCATCATCGAAGTTAGTCATTCGAAAACGGTTAAAGCCACTATCAACAGTGTTGATATCGACTTTTTGGTATGGTTGGCCACTGTCACCTCCGCCTGGTCGATCACTTCCGTACTTAAGTGATTTTAAGTCGGTTTTTAGATCAAGTAGTGGCATGTTAGTAACGTCCTTCGGTTGGTCCTAGGTCTTTGTATCTGCGGCCTTGCTTGGATTTGTATACTTGTGATACAACTCCAACTGGTTTTAGGTTAGGGGCTTGAGTATCCAGTTCATCCATTTTTGATGGTTGTGGCTTCATACTTTTATTACCCTTAATCAATCTCCAGGTTATGTTGGGTTCTCCATTAACAGAAAACTGGTCGTGAAGAGAGCCTGGAGGGAGTGGATCAACTCCAAATTGCGATGGTTTATTTCCACCCAATCCTAAGATACTGTCTTTTAATTTGTCTAATAATCCCATGGTCTTATCGTTTGATATAAATATTTAAAAATTATGCTGATTTGTATGTATTTTGTACTCCTTTAGTGGTTACTCTTGATACAAATGCATTTTCACCTTGTATAAAGGCTTGTGCTGGGCGATTTACTAATGTTTGTTTTAAATCTTTTATAGCATCTACTACATCACTTCCACCACTTCCTCCTAAATTTAATGATCCTTTAGGAAGTGATATTACATCATCCCCTTTTGATAAGTTAGTACCAGCTATTACTGTGTCATTATTATTTAATGCTACTGCACCTTGAGGAGTGATTAATGTACGAGCACCATATCCTACTATATCATCACCTGTCATCGCTCCAAGAGCCCCTGATATACCTCCTAGTATAGGATTTAATATTGCTCCAGCTACACTTACAAAAGGTTGAATTATTTTTAATATAATAGTAGCTATGCTAGATACCATATCTAATAATTGTCCAAAAGGACCAGCTACTAGATTACCTACTAAATCTTGTAGTTTAGTAATAGCTAAATTAAATTTATCTTGAGCATTTTGTCTTTCTTGTGCTTGTTTAGCTTCTTCTTCTGTTATTTGAGCTAATGATTTTCCACTTTCAACAGCTAATTTTTGTCTTCTTAACTGTTCAGCTAATTGATCAGCAGTTAACCCTACAGCTTCAGCTAATGTTTTTTGCTGTATGACGTTCATTTTTTGGAATTCCTCTAATGAACCTACATTTTTATTTAATTCTTCAGCTAATACTATTTGATCGCCAGTTAAAGCTGCAGCTCTAGCTCTTTCTAAATTTAGCTGCTTTCCAGTTAATAATTCAGCTTTTAATTCATTTTCAATTGATGATTCAAAATTAAGAAGCGATTCACCTTGACCTTTAACTTGCTCTAAAGTAGTACCTAATGCTTTTGCTTGTACTACTGCTTTAACAATTTGTCCAGGATTGTTTTGTAAATTAGCTGCTAATTGACCTGATATTTTAGCTGCTTCTGCTATTGCTGCTTTAAACGGAACACCTACTCTAAGTTGGTTTCTAGTAGCAACATAAGCGCTAACCATAGCATCATTAACTGCTTTGGATGACTTTCCTGTTAATACCGATAATTTATAAATTCCAGCTGCTTCCTCTGCTTGTAAACCAAATTGTTTAGTTAACATTATTTGAGTTTCCAAAGCATCTGCTGAGTACTCTGCTACATATCCTGTAGAGGTACTTATTTCATTCATTGCCTCAGCAGCATTCTGGAGAGTAACATTGATGTTGGAGGAATCTTGGGCTACTTTAACTAGATTAGCTGCTGTTCTATTTGCATTATCAGCACCATAACCTAAGTTTTTACCTATTTCAGTTGATATCTTACTAAATTTATATCCAGCATCTATTGCTAATTGAATAAAATAAGCCCAGGTAAGTTTTTTAGATACATCCCCAACTTTATCTTTTATAGTATCTAATATATTTTTTTGTCCTGTATACCCTCTAGTTGCGTTATTAACTTCTTGTCTTTGTTGTTGAAGTATTGTTAACTGATCTGTAAGTTGTTGAGATAATTCATTAGCTGCGTTGAATTGATCTCCTTGTAAATAAAGTTTTTTAGCTTCAACTTTCTGTATTTCTGCTAGAATATCACTTTCTAAAGATGTAAGTTTATTTAGTTCTTTTTGTAAATCTTTTCTGCTTATTTCTTTTTTTGTAACTTTATCTAATGTAGAAGCCGTACTTCCTAAAACTCTATCTATCTTATTAAAAGAAGATAAACTTGATCTTAATTCATTTCCAAGAGATCTTAAAGCATCTGATTTAAAGGCTTCTTTTAATGAATTACCTATATCACTAGTGACACTTCGTATATCACCTAAGTCTTCTGCGAGTTTTTCTAGTTCTTCTAAAGTCATAATTTAATATTACATTATATAAATATTGAAGGCGCCTATTTTTTAGGCGCCTTGGTTGTATATGTTGGAGTTACGTTTGGTCGTGATATTTCACCTTTATTATTATTTTTAAGCATATTTTGTTGCTTTTCAGCAGCTTCACGTTGTTTTTCATAGTGTTCTTTTAAAGTTTCAAATGTAAAACGACGCAACCAAATAGGCATATTATAAACAGTTTCCCAATCATAACCTCCTTGACCATTAAATACTATTTCATGTATTTGTTTAAATAGGTAGAGTCTATACTCCGGAGTCAGGCCAAAAAAAGTTAAGAGAAACAGGAATGTTTATACCCTCCCCTGTATAATTTTCATCATCCGGTATAAATTTCATATCAATATCAGGTTGTACTGATGCATAGTATTCGCGTAATGCTCTAGCATCTGGGGCTAGTAATGATGTATCGATAAAGTCACGAATTGATTTTATATCACGATCACCATTAATTGAAGTGATCATATATTTAAGACGAGTTGTAACATCGTATGAGCCATTTGGATTTACTTTTTGTAATCCTTTAATTTCAGATTCAATTTTCTTTTCATCACCGTGTGTTAACAATTTAAATGTTATTACATTACCGGATTTGGGTAAATTAAAAGTAAAATCATTAACTCCTTTTGTGAATAAACTAGTATTTAGTTCTTTATCTTCTAATTTAGATAGATCAACTGTTGTTTCTACTTCTTGTCCTTTTGAATTTAAATATCTAAATGAATAATCTTTACCATAACCTAAAACGCGAGCTGCAATGATTATTGCATTTTTATCTCCAATCAATAATTCATTATAATCAATAGGTGTAATAATCAAGGCTTGTAGTAATTTATCAATTACGGTTCCGTTTTTGATATAATTGCTGTTGGTAAGAATATCTTCTTCCTTAGCAGTCATATACTTCATTTCAATTTCTCCTTTAGCGAGTGGAGATGTCTCAGGATACAGTAAGCCTTTTGAGGGTAATGTAACTGTTTCTGTTGGGATTTTTAATTCTGCCATAAACTATTTTATTTGTGTATATATAAATATACGAAGAAAAAAGGCATCTACCAAAGCAGATACCTATCTTTATAAATACGAATGACTTATTTTTCATCGTTTGCAATAAATATTACAAACAAAAAAGACGCTTGCCGAAGCAAACGTCTCTTAAAATAAATACAATTAAGGATCAAAAATTGAGGACGCAGTAATCCATAGCAACGGTTACAGATAAACTGATTGCAGCGTCGCCTGAAGACCAATCATATTCTCCAAAGGTAGCTGTTTTACAATAAGCACCTTTAATAATCCACTCACCTACTACGTCACCTACAGGTCCTAAAATATCTAATGTTAAATCTTTCTTATAAAAGTCGGAATATCCATCACGACCAGTTACTGATTCGTGTGCTAAACGAGCCCATTCCATTACGGCTTGTGCGCCTGATGGGGTTACGGGATCGTATAATTCTAAAGTCATGTCGTTCCATTCAACTTTACCTTTAACTTTACGGTAAACGTTGATGTGATCAAGTTTGATCATATTTGCTTCAAACCCAGGAGCCGACGCTTTCTTAATCAAGTATGATGGAATACCATCAATATACATGATAAAGCGATTTGGAACTTTGGGTTCAAATGCTGTGAACATTATTTCATTTGCGTCTAATACAGGCATTTTATGTTTATTTTATTGCTGTTAATAAATATAAGCAACTACATCCCCTATGCAGGGAATGTAGCGCCAGTTGGTAATACGTTGAAATTCAATATGATAAATTCAGCGGTTTTGGTAGGTTGAATATAAATCTGACCTACTAACTGATTTCTATCAATTACATCAGGAGTATTATTTGTATCATCCATTACAACTTTATAAGCATATAAGCCTTGACGTTGTACTACTGATTCAAGATATGGGTTAACTTGAGCTAAGAAACGATTGCGAGTCACGTTGGTATTTTGTTCAAATACTAAGTTATTAGCAACTTGACCAATATATCCTTTAAGAGCAATCAACAAACGACGAACGTTTACGCGGTCGAGAGCAGTTGCTCTGCGCTGTAATGTTTTCTGACCAAACACTACAACACCCTCTCCAGGGAATGTAGCTAATGGGTTAACATTTGATTGGTATAATACATCACGATCGTTTTGAGTTAATTTACGTTCAGCTTTTAATACTGAGGGTACACCTCCACGATTCAATCCTGCAGGAGCAAACCATTCAGCACCTACTTGGTCGTTAAATGCGAATACACCACCCATTACTGTAGAGGCAGGAGCCCATACAGCTTTACCTAATGCAGTTGAATATAATTGAATCCAAGGCCAGTATGTGGCTGCGTAGTTGCTTGATTGTCCAGCAGCAGCAGTAGCAGCACTAGATACAACAGCACCATATAATTTAGTATCTACTACTGCAATAGCATCACCTCTACCTTCGCAAGTAGAAATCATAGTTGTAGAAGCAGCATTATCTAAACCTACACCAGGTGCTAATAATACATTGAATTGATATTCATCACTATTTGATAACAAATTAAAAGCAGCTTGATAATCAGCAACAGCAAATCCTTGAACGTTTGTAGCTGTGATATTTTCGTTCATTAACTGAGCAAGGTTAGTTGCGGCAACTCCACCACTAAATGAACCACCGTAAGATCCACTTCCTAATGCTGGTAAACTACCACTATATTGTGCTGCTTTAAAATTACCATTGTTATCAATAGAATCTACTTGGGGAGTAGTTATTGATCTAACACGAATAAACTGAGAGGCATTAGCATAAGATCCAGTATAATCAATGTAAGGGGTATTATCAGTATCTACTCTATAAACTGGTTTAATATCACCGATTACACGAGAGATATAGTTTGGTTGAGCTGGGTCTAATGATAAGTTAGGCCATGTTTCAAGATAGTTAGGTTGAGCATTGTTGTCATTACCAGCACGAACTGCTAAACTAAATACACCACTTCCAGTATTTACATTTGTAATTTCCCAACGAACATTAAGTGCACTACCACTTGCTAAAGCACCGGCGCTCATACTAGAAGTATTATTCATAACATCACCCCAAGCTATAGTTTCAAGAGCAAATGATGAAGTTGAAGGACCACTATTTGTAAAAGCAGTTACAGTTGAATTAGCATAAGTACTAATATTTGCACTACCACTAATTATTTTAGTAACTAACAATGTTTGACCACCGTTGTTAAAGAAATCTTTAGCAGCTAATGATGTAAAATATTCGTAGTAATAACTACCACTTTTAAAAGTTTCACCAAACTTAGATACGAACTCACTGTATGAGGTAACATAAGTTGGAACTAATGGTTGGCCTAATACTGTAGGTCCAACGATTGCGGTTGATGTCCCTTGAATACCTCTTTGAACCAACGATTGATCGGATTCATTTTGGAATACACCGGGAGATAGAATTTTTTCTGCCATTTTGTATAATTGTTTTTGAAAAATTTAATAGGATTGACCTATCGATAAATATCTAAAAATAATTATAAACTGCAGGGTATTATTGGGCAGGTGTTATTTCTCCCGTTTCTGGGTTAATAGCTCCATTTCCGTATTTGGTTTGGAGTGATGTTACTAGATCTGATTCTTGTTTTTCAATTGTAGCTAGATCATTTACTAATTCTACTTTAGTGCTTTGAAGTTTTTCAATTTGCTCTTGCAAGGCAAGGCGTTGTGCTTCAGCTACACCAATTTCAAATATAGTTTGGTTGTATTTTGACTGTAATAGTTTTATACTTTCTAATTCTTCCGTAGTAAGTTTTGACATATTTTTTTATATTAATATAATAAATTTTATTTAAAATTCCAAATAAATTTACCAGCAGTTTTAAATCTACCAGAACATACTGATCCTATATTAGATTGGTTAATATTTAATGATTCTCCTGCTTCTTTAATACTATTCCATTCTTTTATAAAATTTCCATTTATATCATACTGAGTGATAGGTTTTCGTATTTGTTGTTTCCATTCTTCACTTAATCTAGTTTTGATTATTTTTTGCTTATGATCTTCAGATAAGGGTATGCCTTTTTTAGCCTCTGACATTTTCTTTTTGCTAGTTTCGCTAAATTTTTTGCCTATACTAGACTTACTTATTTTTTCCTTTATTTGTTTTGAACGAGGGCCGGTACCATTATCATATAATTCACAAAATAATACTTTACTCCAATCATTATTAACTTTATCTAATTCTACTTGTTTCCAATAAGTTTCACGTTCATTAAGTTGCTCAATAGGACATTCTTTTATAAGAGTAAATAAATGGTTTTTACAATTATATTTTTGAAAAGAATTTAAAAGTTTTAAACCTGTTGCTTTTCTATTTAATGAATGGTAATTTGCCCACCTTTGATAAATGTTAATAGATTGGCCGATATAAACTTTATTAGAAGGAGAAACAATTTTATATATCCCAGCAATGGGAAATTTATAAGTAATATTTATCATCGATTTTATTGTTTTGGTCAATAATAAATATCAAAAATTTGAGCTTTCCTTTTGGAAGGCTCTTATTTTTCCCATTTAGCTAATGGGCAAGCTTCTTTACCTGGTTTAGGGCTAAATACTTTTTTATTGAGTGGACATCCACAATCACTACAAATAAATGTATTAACTGCTCTAACATATTCTTTTTTAAAACATGAATCACAAACGTTAGCCCTATATTGGGCTATCGCTTGTTCTTCAGGGGATGGATTAGCCGCAGTTACCCACGACTTAAATATTTCAGATATTTTATTCACCTACTTTAATTAATTTAAAGAATGTAACATAAACACCGTCGGTTTCTACATTTTCAAATTCTTCTAATTTGAATGGATGATATTCTAATTCGCGTTCTTCTTGAAGCAATTGATTGAAATCATTTTGAAATGCAATAAAATCAGGATTTACTTCACGAGAAACTACTTCTTTAGTTTCATCATCAATTACTTCATTAATGTAGATAGGAATACTAATACTACCGTTTTCTTCTACACCATATTTTTTAACGAGTTCTTCTCTAAGTTTATCAATTGATTCTTTTTCAGCTGCTACTTTTTTAGCTAAATCAGCTAACCAATACTTAGTGGTTAATTTTACTCGTTCAGATAATAGGCCTTTAGATACTACTTCACCTGTTTGTTGGTTGGTAACACCATTTAATTCAGCTTCAAGCTGATAATATTCTTGTAACTTTAACGTAACTTTTTCCATATTATTATTTACTCTTTTTTACTGGTTTATTGCTAGCAGATGGTTTTGAAGCATCCATTTTAGCAACTGGTTTTGGTGCTTCTACTTTTTTAGATTTAGACACCTTTTTAACAATTTCTTCAACCTTTTCAACTACTTCTTTAACCGCTTCTACTTTATCTTCGATAGCGTCAGGAATGTTGTTGTTGTTTGCATCAGCAATTTTGCCTTTTTTCATAAGAATAAATGTAAGGATAGCTGAGGCTACTAATAATGCAATAATCAATGTTAACATAATTTATTTTATTTGGTTTATATATATAAATATACAGTAGAGTTTAAAGACAACCAAATTTATTTTATTCTGCAGGTGTTGGATTTAACCAAGGTGCCTGTTGAATTAATATTGGTGGGTTAATTTGATTTTCAATCTGTTGTTCTAATGAAGCATATAATCTATCTACACTACCAGAAGCCATAGATGAAGTAACCCAACCAAATACTATGTCTTTAGTTAATTCATTGAATGGAGTAAATACAGATCCAGATTGTAAAGGACCAACGGTTTGGGTTCCAATACTAGAAGCGGTGTATGATCCTGTAAATGAACCAGTGTATGGACCTTTAGTAGCGTATAGCTGCCAATGTACCATGAATACTACATCTGTTTCTCCAGATGCTGTAGGGTAAGATTCTAGCGGGTTAAAATTCCAATTGTAAGTAGTTTCCATGTTGTTTATGTTTTATTTTTTAAAATATCTATTTCTGCTTTAAGTTCTTTGATGGCTTCTAATAAATATGCTGTTAAATTAGTATATTTTATTCCTTGAGGATCACCCGCTCTATCTAAAGATACAAGACTAGGTAATATAGAATACATATCTTCTGCTATAAAGCCAGGCTCATTTGTTGCACTACCGTCTTTTTTATTATAGGTAACGCCTTGTATTTGTGTTACTATTGATAACGCATTACTTATAGGTACAATGTTTTCTTTTATATTTCTAGTAGATCCTTGAGTTAAAGTTCCGGCTATGTACATATCTCCACTACCACTAATATAAGCCGTCATTGTGCTACCGGATCCAAACATTATATAGGCGGAGGCATTAGTTGATCCTCTAGTAGATATACATAAATCTCCAGGTACTGAGTTTTGAATAAAATTATTTGTACCTGTAGCTAGTCCTATTGTTCCTGCTATAGTAGCGCCGGAACTAGCATCAAGTAGATTTAAACTAGGTGCACTACCAACAGCAGCAATATGAAGATCCTCAGTGGTAGTATATACTTCTAATTTCCTTACAGGCGATGTAGTACCTATACCAACATTACCATTCATATTAACTCCTGTCTGAGTTGCTACTATTCTATATGCCCCACTCGCTGCATCTGCTCTAAATACTTCTCCAGTAGTTGATACAACTTCAAGTTTGGCATTTGTTGCAGTACAATTAATTCCTACATTGCCCCCCGAAGTGATGCGCATTTTCTCTGTATTGCCTGTTCCAAACATTAATGCATCTGCAACAGTTGAATAGGTAGCAAACAACTGTACTCCTTCTGCCGTTCCGCTTATTAATAATCTTGGATTATACGTCCCATCATTAGCTATAAATTGTGCAATTGCTCCTAAAGATGACCTATTGACATCCAACAAATATGAAGGAGATGTAGTACCTATACCAACATTACCACTAGTATTAATAGTCATATATGTGTTGGTTCCATTAGCTCCTAATCTTAAAGCATTACCACCAGCAGCAAATACTAAAGCATAACCAGAATCCCAAGTAAGTCCACCATAAGCAGTTGAGTAATTACCCCAATAACCAATTGATGCTGCATCTGTCCATAAGGCATTGCTTGCAAATGTTCCATTTACTTGTAATTTTGTTGCTGGTGATGTAGTACCTATACCAACATTACCACTTCGAGCTTGGATCATCATTCTAGAGGTCATAGTACTACCTACATTCTGTCTAAAGTATATGTCTCCATATACCTGACCAGATGCTGTTGGATAAGTATTATCTATATACGAAACAGCTGTTGAAGGATTATAAATTAAATGTAGACCATGTGTGTCTGAATTTTGGTAGCTTATCTTAATACCTCCATCACCTGTTGATGAGTTTGATATTCTTATAAATTCATTAGAACCATCAACATGTAATTTATTTTGTGGAGATGTAGTACCTATACCAACAGTACCCGCGCTGGTTATACGCATACGTTCGGTAGGAGTAGAAGCGGCAGTAGCCGTACTAAAAATCATTGCTCCGCCATTATCATATCCGCTTCTATTAACAGCTATTGAACCAATAATATATCCACCTGCAATATCTGTGATATTACTGAAATTAATTACACCTACCTCTCCGTCAGCAGTACGAGTACCTTGCAATCTAAATGTTACACCTGCTGAGTTATTGTATATGTGTAATTGACTTTGTGGTGATGTAGTACCTATACCTACGTTACCTCCTAAAGGATTTATTAAAATATCTTCAGCAGGTTGATTTGCTAATGCACTTCTACCTTGAAGCCAAGGATGTCCTGCGTTATCATGACCTAATGCTAATACTCCATTAGTGCCTATATTACCTATTAAGAGAGTTGTTGTTGTATCAGGTACAATAGCTAGTGATGTTATTGAACTATTAGTACTTGCTCTAAGATCTAATCGCGTTAGCGGTGATGTAGTGCCTATACCAACATTACCACTAAGGTTTATAACCATGGCAGTGTTCCATGAAAAAGTACCTGTTCCGGCAGCAGCATATTTAAATGACATTACACTACTATTGCCATAGGATATACCCCAAGCAGTATCGTTACCTATTTTTGTATAAACACTACCACTAGTTGCAAAATTGTATCCTGCTTCAGGATATCCATTACCAAGAGTACCTATAGAAAAAATTCCAGGTAATAATGCATATCTACCACCAAATGCTGAACTATCAGCATCAAATACTAGCGAATCTGCTGGTGAGTTTGCTATTTGTAATTTCCCACTTGGCGATGTTGTTCCTATACCAACATTAGTTCCATTATCATAAACCAAACTATCCCCTATCGCAGTTCCACTTGTCCACTTAGGCAAGTAGTTAGTTGTTCCTGTACCTGTAACTGGGTTAGTAAGTGTAGAGGTACTACCATCTGCCATTAAATACTGTGCTGATGTACCACCCGACTTGATGAATGATGATGCGGTTACCGTTGAACTAAATGTAGCTGCTCCTGTTGCTCTACTTAAAGTAAAAGAAGTTCCTAAAAAATTACCTGAGTCATCGTATCTATATAATGTTAGATTTGAACCTACATTACTTCCTGTTTCTGTAACCTCTCTATCTAATTCCCATCTTAATGAACCAGCATTTCTAAATTGTATAGCAGCTATAGCGTTTGATAATAAAGTACTTGCACTTGATAATACTACAGTACTACTAAAGGTAGCTTGTCCTGTTACACCTAATGTTCCGTTGACATCCAACTTATACGCAGGTGATGTAGTACCTATACCAACATCCCCACCAGATGTGATGCGCATACGTTCGATGTTATTTGTACCGAATTGTATATTACCACTTATTACATTCCATACTGACAAGTCAGTTCCTCCATGATAAAAATAACCTGCACTCGCTCCATTAACTGTTAAGGCAAGGATTGAGGTAGATACTCCATTTATCTCAACAACCCCACGACCGGTTGCACTAAAAATAGAAGATGTACTTCCTACAAGAAGTTGCCCTCCTGAAGTGATGCGGAGGCGTTCACCACTTGATGAACCATCAAATGTACCAAATGTTAAAGCAGATGCTCCACTACCTGCACTTGTAACTATATTTGTTATCTCTCCTGTTGGAACTGATGCAAAAGAAGCACCATTTGAGGTTCCAAATTTAATTCCCGATTTATTACCAAGTGTTGATGTAGCAGGATTGTCTAAGTATAAATAACCACCTTCACCTGCTGCTGTTGATTTATTTATATGTAGTAGTGCTTCTGGTGATGTAGTACCTATACCTACGTTAGTTCCATTATCGTATGCAACACCAATACCTAATGTAGTAGCGCTAGTCCATCTAGCAAGATAGTTAGTAGTTCCACCTAATACATTAGATGCAGTTGCTGCATATGATGCACTACTTACATTTAATGATGATGTTGTTTGATAGTATAGTTGTCCTGTTGTTGTGTCTATACCAACTATATTAGTTTGAGTTGCAGATGTTATACCTTTGAAATATACGGCGGCTGAGCTAGATATGTTACCTGCTACTGTTAATAGGGATGATGGTGATGTAGTGCCTATACCAACATTACCACCATTAGGTTGTAGTATTAAATCATAAGCTGTTGCTGTTCCATCAACTCTTTGTTGTTGTATCCAACCTTTACCTGAACTTAATGTACCGAATAGAGTACCATAATTTACATCACCATTTGAAAATAATGCTACTGAGGAGCTATCAGCAAAACCTAATCTAGCAACTCCGGCAGCAGCTGTACTTTGTGTTGAACCGGCTGTATGTAGTCTAGTTGATGGGGATGTAGTACCTATACCAACATTACCTGTACTGTTGTTGATAGTAAGGGTTTCATTCCATAAAGATCCATTAAATCCCCATATTGTAAACCTACCTACGCCTTGTTGTAATTGAGAATAAGAAGCACCACTACCTCCTATCAAATATAAAGAAGGGCCTAATTGAACTGTGTCGCTAGCAGTTTTCTCAATGCGTATAATACCATCTTTTACATATACACTTCCTGATACATAGAGTTTATCTGTTGGGTCTGTAGTACCTATACCAACATTACCGCTGGCAGAAATAAATAAATGAGATATGCTATTATTAGCTCCTAATCTTAAATTATTACCGCTTGTAGCATACACAGCAGCATATCCTGTATTATATGTTAAAATTCCATATGATGATGTTATTGGTCCATTTCCCCAATAAGAGATAGCGCTATCATCAGTCCAAAATCCTTTTGATCTAAAGGTTCCATTAATATCTAATGTATATGAGGGAGATGTAGTACCTATACCAACATTACCACTAGAATTAATTATAACTAGATCACTCGTACCCCCATTTGGTCTAAAGGAAAATCCTCGCCCAGTAGCTGCAGCAAAGTACATTCCATCTGCTGTATTTGTAGCTGCAAATATTCTGTTATTACCATCAGCATTATTACCAAAAGAGACCACCTTATAAGGCGAACCGTATGTTTGATCATCTCCTACTATAACACCGTGAAGTGTTGAATTACCACCACTAACATGAAGTTTAGTTGATGGTGATGTAGTACCTATACCAACACTACCTCCCAATGCTGTTGATCCAGAGGTAATAACCATTGTAGGTGTATCAAAGTTAGGTCCTATCCAATAATAGTAAAAATCACTAGCTGAGGTTCCATAAGCGCCAAACCCTCCTTTATAAGTTCCTGATAAGTTATTAAATAGATATCCTGTTGCCCATCCGCCAGCATTGGGTGTTATTCTAAAATTACCTCCGTTAGAATCATATTGGACTGGTCTGCTTTGATTTGTTCCTAATTGAACATCACCGGCTACTGCTAATTTATAAGAGCCTGGAGATGTAGTACCTATACCAACATTTCCACTAGATTGATACATTACACTACTGCTTAAAGTAGTATTCGTATTCCATAATGGAATATAATTTGCAGCACCGCCTAAAACATTTGAAGATGTAGTGGCGTATGAGGCTGTAGTTGCACTTAGAGCATAAGATGCTGTGGTTGCATATGAAGCCGAAGTTGTATTTGAAGCGTATGAAGCCGAAGTTGAGATTAAAGCGTATGAAGCAGTAAGTGCATAAGATGCGCTTAATGATTGAGATGCGTAGTTTGCGTATGAAGCTGTTCCAATTAAATTTCCAGTAAACGATCCACTAAAGGATCCAGTATTACTTAAAAACGTATCTATTCTAGTAACTGTAGCAATAACTGACGGTATAGCTGGGGTAGTGGTAGCGTCTGATTGTAATACTATATTTGTACTAGTAGTAGACCACATTATTTCATAGTAGTCACTAGCGGCTACATTCAAAAACCAGTTCCAGGCTGCTACTTGTCTTACATTTGTACCACCAGCAAAAGTTACATTAGTGTTACTATTTGATATATTTGATCCATTTTTTCTAATCCATATTAATACATTTTCAGTACCAGAACCTACAGCTCTAGCTAACTGAGCTGAGAATTGTAGATCATATACACCGGGATTAGTAAATTTGATTTTTGTATTTCCAGATCCTGAAATTGATACACCATTTGAAATGTCTGTTGTATTAAAAGACATCGAATACGGAGTATTAATTGTAGTTGCTGTTTGTGTGGTAGTGTCATAGAAACTACCATAAGATCCTGTAGCGGTATTATAATTACTTCCACTACCACCTCCAGTAGAACTAATCGTAACTTGTCCTAAACCATTTGTTGGAGATAAAGTTATATTAGTTCCTGCTAATAATTGAGTAACTCCACCATTTGCTGCGTAAGAAGCTGAGGTAGCAAATGACGATGTAGCGGTATAAGATGCACTTATTACGCTATTTGATCCGTAAGGACCATAGACATTTGATGCCGTTACAAATGAAGATGTTACAGAATTTTGAGACCACGATGCAGTCCCTGCTGTTGATGTTATGTAATCTGTTCCTGGGGTTGCTGCCGATATAGCAGTACCATTACCTTTTAAAATGCCAGTAACCGTTGTTGATAATGTAATTGAAGGTGTTGTTGTTGGGTTAGCTACAGATCCTGCTAATCCATTAGCGGTTACAACCGATACATTAGTTACAGTGCCTGTACCTCCACCGCCACCACCAGTACTGCCTGTAGAATAATAAAACTTACCATTATTGTCAGCTACTACTGTTCTAGTTATAGAACTGCTTTCAGTGAGTGCTACTTGTAAAGTATCAAACCTAGCATGACCATCCATCCTAGGTATATTAATAGACTGCCCCATTATTGATTATTAGTTCTCGTATAAATATTACTATAATGGAGTTATTACATACACATTTTTTATTTAATGTATGAATACATAATAGGGTTTAGAAATAACCAAATTTTCTAACTTATGTTATTTGTTTATGAAATAGGAGGGGGTGTTGGTGGTATGTACTCTTCTTGTGGACAGAGTAATAACCATTCATATTGAGTTCCTATTATTGATCGTTTGTCGTCATCGGTTAGGAATGTAAACCAAACTTCGTTGATGTCTTGTACACAGTTGAATATTTGGTAAGGTGCATATTCTTTTCCTTGAATGTCTTCTTTTTGTTCTGGGGTTAATTTGTATCCTATCATAATTTTATTTTTTATACTTGTCTGCTTAAAGAAGTTTGGAATGTTTGAACTGCCGTATAGAAATCTGATATTTGTGTATTAGTTAATCCATCTCCTATGGAACTAAAAGCACATTCTTTGCTTCCGTACAAAATTGGACTTATTGTAGGCGCACCAAAATTTGTACTATTGTAAGCCGCTAATAATATTTTTGAATCATGTAAGTCATTACTATTTGTAGCAGTTGATGATGCTATAGTTGTAACTCCATTTTTAATTAAAATACGGTCACTTGTACTTCTTATAGAACCAACATAAAAACCTTGAGAGTTTGTTTGTGATGATGCAGATATTCTAACAACACCACTTGAATTACTACTATCAAATGCTGCTGTATCACCTGACCGCCTTATAAACATTGAGTTAGAATATTGTCCAGCAGGTTGTCCGCATCCCATATCAAAATCAGATGCAATTGCATTATTGCTTCTTGAATAATAACTTAAATGAAATGATGCAGGTGTCAAAATAGCATTTGGAGTTAAATCGGTGTTCATGTAGGCACTTGCTCCATTTGGAGTAACACCTGTTGATGCAAAAGTCCACCCACTTGAAAATGTTCCCGTAAAGGAACTGCTCTTTAAATTCTGTGCACAAGCAGCAGCACTTGCTCCGACCATTGGATAGATTGCTTTCATTAATGTCCAAATACCAGCCGCTTTTAAACTTACTGTTAATGTATTAACTGCCGTTTGCTCAGTTGCACTTAAAGTTCCACCAGCGGCAGTCACTCTATCATAAAATGCTTGTGAATCAGCATCAATTGATGTTGCTGCTTGACCTTGAATTATTGCAGATATTTGTCCGCTTCTTGTTCTTAAATCAAACCTACTCATTATGAAATTCTATTAATATATCCTATAATGTTTATTACGTTTGTAGTTCCTGCAAAGGCTGTAATGGTTCTTGCAGCGGCTCCAGTACCGGTTAATACTAACCCAGCAGTACAGATGCTTAAACCACTTTTTGATGGAATTGCTACTATAATATTTTGATCTGGTGCTGTAGTAGAACCAAACTCAATCGTTAAATTAACTGATGCTGCTGATGTGTTTGTTGCGTACAACCATACTTCATCTATAGTAGTTGAGCTTGTTCCCGTTGCGTGGATTGTAGTTCCAACTGAGCCAGTAGCGGCAATTTTTATTGGCATACCGCCAGTTGATCCACTTAATAATACTTTTGAAATAGGCATATTTTATATTTTATATTTTTAATTTATCCGTACACTTGTGATACTAATGATGCTTGTAACTCATCTAATGCAGCTGTTAAAGCATAAGAAGCTGTTGTTATAGACCCTGTAATACTTCCAGAAACAGATAGAGATCCTGTTATTGTATGGATATCCGTGATAATGTTTCCTATCTTTACTCCAGTAGTCTGAACTGTAAATTCGTTATTTAAAACGTTTACACTACCCGAAACTGAAAATGATCCAGTAACATTATGGGTATCTGTACTAATGTTTCCTATAGTTACTCCAGTAGGTTGAACTGTGAATTCATTAGTGAAAACACTCACACTTCCAGACACAGATAAGGATCCTGTTATTACTGCGCTTCCAGAGAAAGGGAAGCCGTTAGTAGAATAAGAAGCGCTTGTTGCGAAGCTTGAACTTATTGCTCTACTTGCTGTTCCAAATAAACTTCCGGTTATGTTTGCAGCATTTAAAGATCCAGAAACTGTCATGCTTCCAGAGACTATAAACGATCCTGTAAACTCCATCTGATCACCATTGAACTCTAAGGTATCACTAGCTACTGATAAAGCGCTTCCTGAGGTAGTGAAAAGAGTTAATGATCCACTCAATACTACAGATCCAGAGTTTTGAGCTCCAGTAGTAATTGCAGATTGGATTGTATCTGATCCAGATCCAGACTTACGTAAGAATATTCTACCGTCTGGCACATTTAAGGCCAGTTCTCCTTGTACTAGAGAGGCTGTTGTAGGTAGCGATCCTGAAGTTAAACTTCTTTTTAATTGTATTGGCATGTCTTATATAAATATCTGGTTAGGTTAATTAGTATATTGAGTAGTATGAGTTAATGTTATTTTGAATTGCAGTATTATTTCCAGATTGATCACTAAAATAAAAAATAAATTCTTGATAGTTTCCTAGCATAGTCGGATCAGTAACGGAAGGACTATTTGTATTATTATAGTTTCTTCCTCCTAATATTATGTTGTGTAATCCAGAACCTGTGCTTAACCAATCAGATAGCGGCATGGTTCCAAGTGATGTACTTAGTGTTTGATTAGCGCCGTTTTTATATATAGCAATATTTGATGTTGATATTAATGCACTTGTTAATTGTTGTATTGTTGAATTGAATGTCCAATCTTTAATATTTGTATCAGCAAAATTACTTCCTCCTGAGCCTCTACCTAAATTGATTCTATTTAAAAAACTTGTATCAGTCGCAATTAATGCTATTCCACTTGTATAATCAGCTAATGCGTTCCTACGCATGGCATAATAATTACCATATAATTCAACAGCTTTTGTTATACTGTATATTGATGCTAATTTATTTGCGGCTAAATTAAATGAATATGGTGTTTCTAACCATTGACTATTAACGGCAGTTTGTGTAAGTGTAGGTTTTCCATTTTGTAATTGTAATACACCCGAAACAACTATTTGAGGTCCTGTAGGATGTGTAGCATCTACACCATTACCGCTTTGGTCATACCATTTTACTACATTACCATTGGTTCCACCACAAGATAATAGTAAATTTGTTGTATCTAATTCACCGTTTGCAAGAAAATTAATATCAAATTCAATATTGTCCAATGACCTTCTTACTCTTATTGCAGCACCAGTATATGCACTTCTCAATTTACGCAATGAATACGCAGCAGCAGCACCCGGATAAGTGTCTAATAACAACCCAGGAGGAGTAACACTAGCTTGAAATCTTCCTCCAAAAGATCCTCCTCTAAGAGTAAATACTCCTCCTTGTCCTCCAGTAGATAGTGTTAGTGCCATTTGTTTATTTTTATTTTATTAGATAATAGGAATTGGCTCAGTAGGTACGTATTCTTCTTGCGGACAGAGTAGTAACCATTCATATTGAGTTCCTATTATTGATCGTTTGTCTTCATCTGTTAAGAATGTGAACCAAATTTCGTTGATGTCTTGTACACAATTGAATATTTGGTAAGGAGTATATTCTTTTCCTTGAATGTCTTCCTTTTGTTCTGGGGTTAATTTGTATCCTATCATAATTTTATTTTTTATACTTGTCTGCTTAAAGAAGTTTGGAATGCTTGTACTGCTGTGTAGAAATTAGATGCTTCAGAATCTGTTAAGCCATCACCTATTGATGCAAATGCATATTGTTTTGATGCAAATCTTGTTTTACTTGTTGCATTTTGACATCCTATTGCAATAGGTAAAGGAGGTAAGACTGCTGAAAATTGTGCTAGATTAGCGACTTTAGTATTATTTTTAAATCCTCCAGTATTCGTAACTGAATTATTTCTATTTGTGATATAAAAACCTCTTGAATCACTATTTGCAACCGCACCGCCATATTGTGTATATACTGGAACAAATCCTAACCCAGTATACCTTGACATTAACAATATTTCATCAGTCGAACCAAATGCACCATTGGTTGTGCCAAAATCACATTTTGCTTCATCAACGTCTGTCCTTATGTATATAGAAATATGTCCACTAGTTAATGATAAACTTGTACTTGGAGTTAAAGCGGTGTCCATAAATGTACTGCTACCATTAGCGGTAATACCCGTACTTGCAAAACTCCATCCACTTGAAAAAGTACCTGTAAACGAACTGCTTCTTAAATTTTGAGCACAAGCTGCGGCACTTGCTCCAACCATAGGATAAATAGCTTTCATTAAAGTCCATATACCTACACTTTTTAAAGAAACAACAAGAGTATTTACTGCCGTTTGTTCTGTTGCAGTTAATGTTCCTCCAGCGGTTGTTACTCTACTAAAAAATGCTTGTGCGTCTGCATCTACTCCTCCATATCTAGCTTTAAAACCTCCAGTAGTGTTTCCAGAGACCTTAAGTCTTCCGCCTAATCCTGTATTTGATATTAGTATTGGCATTAGTATGTGCCTCCATCAACGTTTAAAGCAAAAGATCCAGTTATTGAAAAAGAAGAAGTTACTGCGTAAGAAGAGCTAAGCGCGTAAGAAGAGCTTACGGCAAATGAACTTGATAGAGAGTAGGAAGAAGATACTGCATTTGATGCTGTACCGAAAAACGATCCTGTGATTCCGTTTGTTACGGTTAAAGATCCTGTTACTATAGAATTGTTTTGGGCTATTAGTCCGTTCCGGGCTATAAATTCTAGACTCATATTGTTGTATCTTGGTTCACTCTCCCCAAGATGAGGGTTTTATCTATTACATATAAATATGTTAACTTTTAATACCTTATATATAAGTCACAATACTTTTTATTGTCCATCCAGAGTTAGCTGTTACTGCATTAAATTGAACTTGTGAACTTACTATTGCTACAGAGAAAGTAGCTTGAGAAGTATTCCCAATATCAAAAGTAGATACATCTGTATATTGAGTGCTTCCGGCATTCCACACTGCAAATATTTCTCCAGATCTGGCATTGGCTCCATTATATAATGTATATTTTAAAAATCCTGCAGTGTAGCTTCCAGTAGCTGAAGTGAATAAATTATTAGATCCTACTATAGATGAATTTACTTTAGCATAAGAAGTTATAGTCTCTTTTATACTAAATGTGTCTGCATATGAAGCACTAATAGCATTATTAGCATAAGAAGCAGTTAATGCATTTTGAGCCCAGCTAGCAGTACCATATAAAGATCCTGTTATTCCTCCAACTACATTTAATGAACCAGTTACTTCAACATTGTTAACAAAAGCAACTTTATTCGAATAAACTAATAATCCATTTTCAGCATTATATCCATTTACTTGTAATCCTATACTACGTGTTGATTCGTTATGAAATACAAATCTACCATCATTCTGACCAAAATATGCCATTATAGCACTTGAAGTTGAGAATGTATCGTTATAGAACCTATGCAGCCAAGGATAATCATTGTTTGCGTGTACTTCTGCTAATGTAGGATATGCTCCAGGAGTAGTTCCTGTATAAATTAATCTACCATTACTTCCTGTTATTGTTTGGGTTCCTATTACACTTAAACTTGAAGAAACTAATAAACTTCCAGTAATTACTGCAGATCCAGAGAATGGAAATCCTGCTCCAGAACCACCACCGCCGCCATTTAAAGCGAAGGAAGCTGTAAGTGCGTAAGAGGCAGTAGTTGCTGTGGAAGCATTACCAATTAAAGTAGCTGTGATTGTGGATTGATTTTGCCATTTACCCGAAGTAGTATTATATGCAAAAGGTTGTTGATTTGTAGGAGCGGTTATAGATACATCTGAAAGTCCAGCTAAAGTAGTTGTGATTGTAGAACCACCACCGCCTGATCCTCCAACAGACCTAAATAGGCCTGAAGGCAAGATTGTACAGTCAGCTGGTGTTTGAAGTGATGCATTATTAGCTCCTGAGATACAAATAGCTCCTAGATATATTGCATTAGCTGCTGTATTTGGTGCTTCAACAAAAGATTCTACATTAACATTTGCAATTGCATTTGCTAAAGTAGTGTATACAGCATTTCCGTAATAAACTACTATCGCTTTTGCTACTGAATTAGGGAACCAGAAAACTCTTTGTATAGAAAAGTTTCCTGATCCAACAGAAGTTAAGACTCCATTATTTGAATAGTTTGCTGGGTCTATTACTGCATAGCCTGCTCCTGCGTTTGTATCATAAACCCATTGAGATCCAGATTGTCTATATCTAAATATTTTTGAAGTAGTAGTTCCATTGTCTATTACATAACTTGGATTATCTGGGTTTGCTGTGTAATATGCCCCGTCTGAATAGGCGGTTCCACTACCTACTACTAAACTTCCCGTGGAGGATCCACTAGCTGCTAAAGTAAATCCAGAAAGTTTTAATGGTCCAAATGCTTTAGTAAATATATTATTTCTTTGTACTGCTCCATATGCTACACCAGGTTGTGTCTTAACTGCATTAATTGTGGAACGATTTTGATGAAGTACAATCCCTACATTAATTAAAGTATCAAATTGATCAGCAATAAACGGAGTTCCTTGTGCGTATATATTACCCGTATTATCAATACCTACAAAAGTTTGATCATACGATCCCGTTTGTGGAGCAATACTAGCAGATAGTGCATTCCAATTTATGTACTTTACAATTGGATATGGATTGGTGCTTAGAGACGCATTTAAATCTACTATAATACCAGAACCACTTGATACTGTATAAACTGTGGATGATGATGATCCAATCACACCTCCATTTAACAATCCAGTGTATAGATTACCTTCTAACCAACGAAGACGTGTTACGTTACTATATCCTGATCCATTTTGAGAAAAATATAAGTCATTCGTAGAGCCAGAAACATAAATGTAAGAAGCAGATATACTTGTATCTATATTTGTTGTTACTGGATCGAATCTGTGGTAACCAGCTTGTCTAATGTCACCATAAATTTGTACACTTGGAATAGTAGATCCTAATGATCCTGAAATAGTTATACTACCTGATAATAGAGTTGTTCCAAGAAGAGTATTATTACCAATTTGAGTAGTGGATCCTGAAATACTAACGCTTCCTGTTATTGTTTGAGTTCCTAAGAAAGAGTTAGATCCAGTAGTAGCGAATGTTTGTCTGCTTCTTCCGTCAAATAATGTAGTATTTTGAGCTTGAGAAGCTGAGAGAGCATATGAGGAAGAAACTGCATTACTCGCAGTTCCAAATAAACTTCCAGTTATTCCGTGGCTAACTGTTAATGATCCGGTTATTCTTAAAGATCCTGTTATTTCATGAGCTCCACTAGGATTAAATACTGCTTTTCTATTAGCATCTGTATCAAATCCTCCTGCAAATATTTGAACCGGATAGTTTGAAACATTACCTATATGTAAATGCCTTCCTGCTGAGTAAAGATAAGCATCATTAGCTGCGCCAATAGGACCAACGAAATTTCCTCCGTTAATACCCATGTCTATGTAATTCGTAGTTTCGTCTCCGTTATTTGCGGTTGCAACTACATCTGACGATGCGCTTACTCCTTGATTTGTATTTTGTATATTGAGCTGTAAGTAGTTATTTAAATTACCTTTACCGCTTATTACATTAAATGAAGAAGTGCTAGCTTGCCATACATACAATGCTTCAGGAGCAGCAGTGGTTATTGCTTCTTGATTGATTGCTATGCTCTGTGGGTATATTTGATACATAGAGCTAGTAACTAAAGTATCTACAGAAGCAAAAGCTGGGATGTATTGAATTTTTCCCTTTAGATTACTTAAAGATCCAGTAAAACTACCAGTAAAGTTACCTCTAAATGAACCAGTAAATGACCCCGTATTATATACAAGTCTAAAATTTTCATAAGAAGCTGAAAGTGTACTTATACTTGAGCTATTTTGTAATATTCTAGAAGATAATGAAGAACTTATTACAGACACGTATTGTTGAACTGCATATTGTGTTGGTGCTGTGTCTTCACCATAAATTCCTTGAGAGTTTATTAAAGCTGTGTTGTTACTTACCTCTTGAAGTACTACTCCAACAGGAACTCCATTTCTTTTAAATGGTCCTATTGCATTTAATCCTGATAGGTTAAATGAATTTGCGTTGATTGTTACTTCACCGGTTAGTTGATTAACAGCAAAGAAACTTCCAATAGTTAAATTACCTATATTATCAATAGTAACATAAAATACTTTACCTGGGGCTATTTGAGTAACTTCTCTTTGTTTTATTGGAATTCCACCGTATTGAGGTAATGCGTTGTAAGTTACTCCAGAACCAACATATTCATTAACTAAACCTCCAGTAGATATATTAGATAAATCATAGAAATTTACTACATTTCCAGTTGTGATACTTGAAGGAGAAGGATAGGTAGTTATTCTTTTTTGTGAAGGTTGTCCACTTACAGCAGCAACCCCTGTGATAAGATAGTTAGTGCCGTTAAGTCTCATATTTGAGCTTATATCTACACTTCTAGATCCACTAACTAAACTAATTAACATTTCAGAAACTCCTGTAATGTTGGCTTTTCCTGCTACAGTTGTAGCTTGAATTCCTCCAACTCCAGTTGGAGCGGCAATTACTACATTAGGTTGATCTGTATACCCACTACCTGAGGTAAGTAATATTATTTCATTTATTGATCCATTTGCATTTACACTTGCTTGAGCTGTTGCATTTACTGAGGCACCACCACCAGAAATAGTTACTCCAGCTATTGATCCAGTATATCCAGCTCCATTTTCATCTATAACAAATCCACTTACAGATGAAGTTTTAGTTTCTAGTGAAGACCCAGTATTATAAGCTACTGGGTAATAGGTTTTAGAAACTAATCCGTACTTTCCAAAGTCAATTACAGAGTTTGATACGTTTGCAAATCCACCAGCTGCGGTTTTAAAACCATAAGTACAAAAAGTGGTGAAGCAAGATACAAACTGAGCGTATCCCCTATTAATTACTAAGTGACCAGGTCCCCCTTGGTTAACTTGAGTAAATGAGTCCGCTACCATCGATCTTAATGGAGTCGTTGTAGTTGTTAGATTTCCATCTATTCTTATTCCTCCACCAGCACCTTGCTCATCAACATTACTTGTATCGTAAGGGAGCGGAGTAAGTACTGAAATTTGATTTCCAGAAGTATCAAATGGACCTGTGATTGAGGAGCAGTTCTGAATGTAGGGAGAAGTTGCAACAAAAGGTCTTATAGAAGCAGCAATCGGAATAGATACTAGTGGTTTTTCTCCTAAAACGTACCCAGATCCTCCGCTTGTAATAGTGAATGAGGTTATTACTCCTCCAGATATTGTTGCTACTGCAGTTGCAGCAGTTCCTGCTGCGTCTGGTTCTTCTATTAATATGTCTATATTCTGATTTACTCCATCAGTGTATCCAGTGCTAGAGTGTATAAGATTAAGTCCGGTTACTTGTCCCCCTGATATGGTAGCTGTAGCTGTAGAGCAAGGGAAAGAAAAACAGAAAGCGGGATGCTTTAAATTTAAAAATCTAAGTCCGTAAAAATAGCTAGATTCATAAACATGAAAATAGTCTTTTGTTGGATTAGCGGCTGTTAACCTTACTGTACGTAAGTTATCTCCAACTATTGCTACTCCAGGTGGAACTACGATAGGATTCTGCTCGGTATAGTCTCCAGATCCAACAAATATTGTATATCTTTTTACGTTATATGGACTTTTTGCTCCTAAACTATCTACAGCAGCTTTAATAGTTTTAAAGGGTTTATGTGGCTCTGTACCGTCATTTGAATCTAATCCTTCAGGAGATACATAAAGTCTTTTAGATCCAGACATTGCGGCTTCTAGCAAATCAGTCCTTTGATCAAAAGAACCACTGTCTGCTTTATAGCTAGATGTGAAAGAATTAAATCCAACTAAAGTAGTATAATTGGGAGCAAATGAAGCGGTTTGCGAGAAAGATGATGTGATAGCTCGACTAGCTGTAATTGCGTAACTAGCGGTTCCGTATAAATTACCGTAAATTTCAGTTATAAAAATAGATCCAGATACTTCTAAAGATCCGGATACTACAAAAGATCCACTAACTTCTACTCCATCACTTTTTAAATAAAGTCCAGTAGCGCTTCCTGATCCATCAGATATATTTTTAAAATTAGAACTTATTTGTCCGTTATCATTTAATTTTAATAACGACTTATATGTATCTTTTATCTTTTGTCCAGTTAATGATGCCATTTTTTATAATTATAGTCTATCGATAAATATTAATGTATACGTAACTTAGCGACCTTTTTTTCTTAGATTGAACTTGTTTGGAATGATCCACTTACCGTTAAATTACCTTTTATAGTTAACGATCCTGTTAAATAAGCGCTAGAAGTAACAAAAGTTTCCCCATAAATTACAAAGTCTGGTATTCCTCTTCTAGTACCCTCCCAATCTCCAAAAGCTTGATCCCAATTAATGTCTGCATCTTCTGGGTTTAGAAGAGCAGTTGGAATTTTAGACCCGCTTAGAATTAATTGGTCGTTCTGTGCATCGTAATGCAGATTTGATAGAACTTGCTTTAATTTTAGTCGTGCCATTTTATTGAAATTTACCAATTGCTAGTATCTGGTCGTCAGATTCTAATGTATAATCTAAGTTGTCCGTGTCTACAACTAGTGTACAGGTTCCATTATTGTTGTCAGTAAAGCTAGTTACTGAATTAATATCCACTAATTGGCCATTTACAAAAAATGTAAAATTAGATTTTGATGTAGGTGGTAAAGGTGAGGGTGCTGCTAGGAAAGCAGCATTAAAAATAGCTGTATTTGTTGTTATTGTAGCAGCATATTTTGTTTCACTTGTAGCAAGATAAATAGATACATCGCTTGTCACGCCGCCAGATGATGTTGATGTTATATTCACGTTATAAGAATCAGAAATTGAAGCACCACCCATTGCGGTTTTTGGTGCTGCCTGTTTAGCAGCAGTAGTAAATATTTCAGAACTATCTGTTGTCTCCATTGTAAATACAATCTGAGCGGGAGAATAATGAAGATTAGTATCTGATAGGTGTTGATTAATAGTATTTGGTATTAGGTATCCGTTTACTTTTAAATTAACATTAGTAGTTGCTATTCTATCTTCTCCAGAATTAATAACATTTGTTGTAGCAAAGCTATCAATTGATGTTCTAAATTGATATCTACTCTTATCACCCCAATATGAATCAGCAGCATATTCTATTGATTCAATTATACTATTATTTTGTTCTACATAATTTGTAATTATAATACATTCATATGTTATAGTAACATAGTCAGGTACTACAGAAACATAAATTTGTTTTGATGGGATTCTATTATTTAAAATAGAAAACTTATCATATTGATTTCTTTGGTTATATTTTGTTTCAAATGTTTGAAATAATGCAGCTAGGTTACCATCTATTTTATTACCTAAGTTTCTATTTTTTTCAATATTGGTTCTTTTATACATTATAAGAGGAATTACTAATTTACCATTAGTATCTCTATAATAACCATCTGATTGAATTGATTTCCAGCGCTCCGGAGAACCATATATAACAGGAACTGCTATTCTATTCCCATCTTGTATTATTGTTGGTAAAACAGCAGTTTCAAAATAGTATTTAATAGCATAATCAATATCTTCTAAACCAACAGTAATATCCTTTATCTTATCAGTTTTACGAGTAGTATTTAATGCTCTATTATCACGATGAGTGAATACATTTTGACTAACTGGTTTTCCCTGATTAAGGAAAGAATGAATAGTATCTTGTACTATTTCGGATTGGTTTTTTGGTATCGGTTTTCTATCTCTTGGCATTATATTCTACCTCTTTTTTTTAAATCAATAGACTTATCAAGAGCATTTAATACTCTGTATAATTGATTAAAATTTTTATTTATTTCTTTTGCTATTGCTTTAATATCAGGATCAGGAGAAAACATAAATACATCAAATTCTTTTTTATATTGAATGATGTCTTTTTTAACTTGATCCATTTTAGGTAAGTTAATTACTTGAGACGCACTTGTTTCAGGGCGATTAGGATCAGCAGGCATCTTTACTAATAAAGATCCTTTTGCAAATAATTCATCTTTTTCTTCAGGAGTTAAATCAGCAATAGTAACTTGTTTATTTGGGTTTCTATCAGCATATATTTGCTTTGGACGATCTAATTCCTGTAAAATGTCTAATAATTTCATCTTTATAATATTAATATGATCCTACTTTATTAATTGTATTGTATCGAGGTATAAACTGCAATAGGCCCGGAACGCGGTTCTTGGTTACAGCATCTATACCAATTTCTTTAATTGAAGATTTTGCATCTCCTCTACCAATATATTTTATTTTAAGTAAAGAATATTCATAATCTTTAGTTGCCTTAGCATTTAAAAAGTCACTTTGTTCAATAGTAACAACAACAACACCGTTTAGAGCTCTAATTTCATTATAAATTTCTACTTTATTTTGATCTGCTCTTGTTTTAATGAGCACATCACACCTAAAAATTGTGATGCCTTCATTTAATAATATTTTACCTAATAATCCCATTAGCTATATTTTATTAAGTTAAGGTTTGTTATTCTTGTTAAGTAAGCACCTAATGTGAATAATACTATCTGCCCTGGTGTTCCTAGAGAAGCTCCAGCATCTCCACTTCCAGGTATTGTTATAAATGATCTGTCTACTGTGTTTACTTGGTAATATCTTTCTTGATCAGTTATTATATCTCCTACTTCAGGATTAAAATTTAATCCAGTTTCGTCTATATTTAATTTTGGTATCTTAATTGTCATAGTCTGATTTATATCTGGACCATACTCAGTATCAGAATAAGCAAAATCTCCTCTTTCGATTAAACATTTAACTTCAAATGGAGGGTAATACCATTTTTCAGTTGCTTCACCATATATATTAACTGTTGTTCTAAATAAATCAATTTTAAAATAACCAACTTTCATATTTGAAAAATTGATTTGCGCTTGTATAGCTTGATCTATATAATTATTTTTAATAACATTAGTACCTACAGTAGGAGGACCGGGAGGTGTTGATGGAACTCCAGATTTAGTTGCAGATGCTGTAGGAGAGGTGTTTGGAAAATTTCCATCTTCACAATCACCTAAGTTAATATACCTTTGTACTCCTAAAAATTGCTTCATTAGAATATATAAATTGGTAAGGGTATTTGTTGTAATGTATCTCTCATAAAGCTAGCTTCGAGTTGTTTACGCTCTAATTGACCTTTACGTGATGTTTCATTTAACATTTCCTTTAATTCTGTTATCAATTGATCTTTTTCTGTTCTAGCATCAGCTACTAACTCAGATCCTTGAAGTGAACCTACACCTTGTACATTAACATTAGCAAATTGAATACGGATGTGTGCTTCAATTTCACGAGATAATGCTAAAGTATATTTAAAAATCCAAGTTCTACCTACAGTATTAATTTTAGAATAGATTGGATTTCTAAAAGGAGCATTCATTATATCAGTAACAAGATTTGTTCTAGTATCTTTTACTGGGTTATATTTTTCACTTATTTTAACATATTCAAAAAATAATCTTTTATCTCTATCAGGAATAGGGAATATTTTTAGTTGATTGTTTACTAGATTAAATGAAAACGCTGCTTTTCTGATCTGATCATTAAATTCAATTGCTTGAATTTTTTGAACGTCAAAGTTAATTGGCATTAATAAGAAGTTAATACCAGGAGAAAATTGACCAAATCCAAAAGTTTCCAATAATGATTGTATACCAGTACCTGTACCTGCATATGGGTCAAAGTAACGAACGATTGCGGGTGGTTCTTCATAAAATACTCTTCTAATTTCAACTCTATCACCAGCATCTAATGATGCAGAAATAGCAGCCCAAGCGTTTAAATCATAGTTTTGGGTTCCATTTTTCATTTCTATGGAACCTGTCATTACATTAAAGTTACCACCAATACCTGCCTCAGAAGCATAATCGTCTGCTATAGTAGTAGTTAAATTAGCAAGGTTATTAGTAATTAACTTATTATTTAATTCAGGTTCTAAGCTATCTTGAATATAAACTGTTGGTATAGATCCAGTTCCGAATATTGCATTTCCTCCTGCTATTTGTGGGCTAGTAGTAAATAAGTAAACATGACTATTACCTGCTGTAATAACAGAGGCACTTGTTGGACCTCCGGTTCTATTTAATTGATTATAAACATATGTACTTAAATCAACAGTTAATCCTGTATTTACTGTTACAAATTCTGTAGCTAATGTAATTGACTTTACATAATCAATATTAGGTAACACAAAATTATTTACAGAAGCAGATATTACATATACACCTCCATTAACAATTGATTGAGAAAAATGTGCATCGTAATTAATATCAGCATACGTAGCTAACCTAGCAGCAGACCAAGTTACTGGAGAGTTAATATCAATACTATTAACAAAAGTAACAGTATTATTATTGAAAGGAGCAGCATCTGATCCTTCAATGTTAATAAATTGATCTCTAATTTTGTATTGATAAACTAAATTACCATATGTAGTAACTGCTTCTTCAAAAGCAGCATATACAGTAAGATCACTAATATTTAATTGAGTAAGACCTAAACCACTAGCGCCTAAACGCTGTGCTACAAAGCGTGTGCAGCTTTTAGCATCACGAACGAATTCAGGATCATTAGTATAATACTCAAATGGAGTATTACATTTAACAGGATTTAAATACGATGTATCACCGTAATATTCATCCCACAGTCTTTTTAGATTTATTGCTTTTGCGCTCATTATTTAAGTAGTATTTAACACGTATAAATATTGGATAGCTATTACTTTCCATATTCGTGTTCGAGTATCTTACCTACTAAATCAGAGCGGTGGTTCTCTTTCAATTTAATCCACTTAATTTCCTCTATTTTTTTGGATAATTCGATAGCGTAACTCAAGCCGTTTATTTCACCCGTTAACGTTTTGATATCGGTCTGTTCGTTGTCACCGTTGATAACGATTTTGCCAGTTTTTCCTAAACGTGTTAATATAGCTAGCATTTCACCTTTAGTTAGGTTTTGTGCTTCCTCAACGATTAATATATCGTCAATAGTTTTACCACGAATAAATTGAACGGGTAATGCTTTAATTTTTTCGTCTTGAAGTAATTTAGTTACTTCATTTTTATCGGTGCAGCATTTGTTAAGATTTTCAACTAACGCTTCCATATATGGATCGAATTTTTCACTTAATGCTCCTGGGAGGTAACCTAATGATTTGCCGACTTCAATGGCGGCTCTTGTATTGTAGATGCAGTCTATTTGTTTTTTCTTAAGGAAATCTAATGCTGCTTGAGCACATACTAATGATTTTCCACTACCTGCTCTACCCGTAACTATAACAATTTGATTTTCTACTATTAACCTTTTTGCTTCTTTTTGCTCTTCATTTAACTGTAAAACATTGATTGCCTTGATTTCGTTTTTACGTACGCGATTTGGTTCCTTCATAAACGATGTGTGTTTGTTTTATATAAATATTAAACAAACTTATCCGATTTCACTCTATTTTCATTTATTGTGAGTGGTTGTGTGTTAGTATAATAAAACGATCCGCCTTTAGCTAGTGGATGGATGTGATCTATTTCCCAATAAGAGCCATAATTGTCCCAATTCATTTCTGGTGTAAACATTGGTTCAAGATATGTTTTGTATTCTTGTATTGTACATCCTAGATAGTCGATACTGCTTTGTGATTTACCTTCTTTAAGGTGAAAATTGATTAGTGCGTTAATTGCGTGGCGGAGGCGGAATAGGGGATCCGTATCGTATTTGGTTTGGTTCCATTGACGGTAGTAGTCTTTATTATTATAATAATGATCGTTTACTAATTTTTTATGATATTCTTTATTTTCAGCTATCCATTTAGAAGAACGAGCATTATGTTCCGGTTTTACTTTCTGGTAATACCCTTTAAATTCTTCATTTAGACATTCTTTGCAATAACGATGAAGACCGTCTTTTTCTCCTTTTCGTTTACAAAAGTTATCTATTGGTTTTTCTATGTTACAACGTTTACATGCTTTCATACGTGTATAAATATACGAAAGAAAGGCCGGACTGCAAAGTCCGGCCATTTTCTTTTTAACCTTACGGGGTTAAGTATGTTATACTAGACTAAAGAGTATTCAAACCAGCAACATAAATCTTACCATAATAATCGGGACGAATCATCTTCTTCGCGTACCTAGTCATCAATCCTTTTCTAGGAGTGAAGGTGTTAGGATCGTAAAGCAATGGAGTCATGATCAATGGAACATATGGAGCAAATACAGCACCACACTCAAGGAATTGAGCACCTTTGTAACCCATCAAGATAACGTTCTCGGTCATGTAAGGGTTTTTGTAAACCTTGTAACGACTGTTAAGAGAACCGATCTTTTGGATACCGAAGTTGTACTGCAACTTATCGCCATCACCATCAGCAGCAAATCCAGGGATTGATTCGAGGATTGTAGATACGGTTGGAGAAGTAACGAGGAAGTTAGCACCACCACGGAGGGTTAACTGATGGATAATGTTAGAAACCTTCTGTAACTTAGTACCGAGGGTTTGGAACCAACCACCTTGTGTGTTATAAAATCCGAGGTTTGAAGAAGCACCAACAGCATCTAAAGCTATGTTATTAACGGCAGACCACCTTTCAGTTGTGTAAGCATTCTGAATTAACATATCAAGGATTTCGAGGTCGATTTCCATAGAGATGTATTGAGACAAGATACCAGTCAATTCAGCTTCAGCATCAACACTATGGTAAGCGTTAAGATCTTGAGCAAATTCCGGAGTCCATTGTGCTTTCAACTTACGAGTTTTAGCAACGATTGCTTCAGATTTCAACTGAACGTTGATTTCAGGGATAGCGATAGTTGTATTAGCGTTAGTTTTAGGCTGACCATCTTCAAAATCACCACGGCTAGTAGCAGTTGGAGCTACATCATAGTATAATATTACACCACCAGACAATACACCCGCAGCAGCACCGCCATCGATTACAGAAGCAGTTACCATAAATGAAGCTGTAGTGAAGGCAGCATTAATTGTAGTGAATGCTTGTAAGTTTTGAGCAACACCAATAGAACCAGAGGTAATGATGAAAGCACGAACTGCAAGTGGATCAGCGTTAGAAGGAAGAGCAACGTTAACTTTCTTGAAAGTACCATAAGAAGCAGAATAGTTAGAATCAAAGTTAAAATCAGCCCATGCAGCAGAGCTAGTTACAGCAGCAGCAGAAGCAGAGTATTGATTGATTGAATAACCAAACTTACCAGCACCATATAATGAAGCTGAGTTGATATCAGTTACGTTGTTAGAAGCATTAGCACCATAGAGAGAACCACCATTAGCAAATGGAGCAGAAGTGGTACCATATTTGAAATCAAGATAGAATACAAGACCAGAAGGTAAGTTCATTGGTTGTACACTAACGAATTCTTTAGCAGCGATTTCACCGAATACACGGCGAACCAATGGCAAAGCAACACCAGACCAGCTTTCGCCGCTGTATGCACCAGCACCACCTGCTTGAGTACCTGTTTGAGAAGCTTCAGAGATCAATTGTTTAGCTTGGTTTTCAAGCAACATTGACATTGTGTTTTTGTCAGTTGTAGACTTAATTCCTTCCAAAAGGCCGGATTTAGTCCATTTAGCCGACAATTTTTGAGCATCATCCATTACATTCTTGTATTGGTTTGATGATTCGAGTAATTGTTGTACGTTCATTTTAAATGAATTTTTGTTTTTAAAAAATTAATATTTAGTAATACCTGCGAGCATTTGCCACCTAGACATTGTTTCGTCCACTTGAACGATTTGTTTTTTAGGCGCTACACCAGCAGCTTTAGAAGCAAATCCTAATGATTCTTTGATAGTGCTTTTCTTTGATTTTGCGATAGCATTATTCATTGATTCAAAAATAGCTTTGGCTTCTTTCGCAGTAGTTGCTTTGTCAAACTGGGCAATTACTTTGAGTTTTTGTGATTCGTTCAAATTCTTAGCTTTGAATACTTTGTTTACATAAAGCAACTTAGCGTTAAGAAGATTAACTTCGTTAAGTTCGTTACGAAGAGCTTCGATTGTATCGATTGCCTCTTTCATATCGTTTTTATCGTCTTTGTCTTCTTTCTTCTTTTTAGCTTCATACATACCTTCGTTTTCGTCGTCACCTTCACCAAGTGCGTCGAGTTCAGCTAATAATTCTTCTAAATCGATTTCGTCGATTTCTTCTTCTTCGTCAGCATCCATTTCGATACCAACTTCTTCACCACCTTCTTCACCACCAAGATCCATTGACATTTCATCTTCACCACCCATATCTTCCATGTCAGCGCCCATTTCGTCGCCACCCATTTCAGATGAGATGATGTCTTTAATAATGTCTTTAAGTTCATCCATAGTTAAGTCTGTGATACTTTCCATTTCAGATTCGTCTTCAGCTTCTTCGTCTTCCATTTCGGCTTCGTCTTCGTCAGCTTCCATTTCTTCGTCTTCAGCTTCTTCTTCTTCTTCTTCGGCTTCGTTCATTTCGGGTTTTTCTTCATCATCGCTTAATTCAGCTAAGATAGAAGATAAATCGAAATCTTCTTCAAGATCTTCTTCGTTTTCTTCGAGTGCAGCATGTCTTTCTCTAGCACCAACATGTTGAAAATCGTCTGTACGATAAGTGTCTTGACCGAGTGATTTTTCTTCAAGTTTCTCTTCTTCAGCCTCATCCATATCCATATCCATTTCTTGTAACTTTGCAGACAACATGGATTGAAGTTTTGGAGCGAGAGCT